GCGGGTGGAGTTGGAGGACTTGGCCGGAGATTTTGGCGAGTTGATGGGCTTCAGCCAAGATGAACTTGTTGCCCTGCTTCAAAATGCTGAAGGCACCGACGGCCTGACCGACGAGGACGCCGTGCCTGAGGTTCCTGCCGTGCCTGTCACCGTAGAGGGCGATGTGTGGCTGCTAGGGCGTCATCGGCTGATGTGCGGGGATAGCACGAGCATCGATCACCTTGAGAGCCTGTGCGAAGGCCAGCTGGTGGATATGTGGCTCACCGACCCGCCATACAACGTCGCCTACGAGGGCGGCACCAAAGAAAAGCTGACCATCAAGAACGACAGCATGTCGAACGACACCTTTCGTCAGTTTCTCCGCGATGCATATTCGGCAGCCGATGCTGTGATGAAAAAAGGCGCGGTGTTTTACATTTGGCACGCCGACTCTGAGGGCTACAACTTCCGAGGCGCAGCATCTGACGTCGGATGGCCGATCCGCCAGTGCCTGATCTGGAAGAAGTCGAGCCTTGTCATGGGACGCCAAGACTATCACTGGATGCACGAGCCTTGCCTCTACGGCTGGAAGGAGGGCGCAGCGCACCTTTGGGCAACAGACCGAAAGCAAACAACCATCCTCGAGTTTGCTAAGCCCAGCCGCAACGGCGAGCACCCGACCATGAAGCCGGTCGAACTGTTCGAGTATCAGATGCTCAACAACACCAAGGGCAGCGACGTGGTGCTGGACAGCTTCGCCGGGTCTGGAACGACAGCCATTGCCTGCGAGAAGCACGGTCGACTTGCCCGGCTGATGGAACTGGACCCGCGCTATTGTGACGTGATCATCAAACGCTGGCAGGAATTCACTGGCCAGCAGGCAACGCTTGAGACAACTGAAAAAACATTTGCAGAAACAGAAGGGGAGCGAACATGAGAGCGCTTTTTTTGCAGGACGAAGAAGCGGACCAGCTTGAGTCTATCATTGACGCCTTACTAATTGATCCAAACAGCAAGGCGCTTGAGGACGGCAAGATACGTCGCGGGATTCGGCGTGTGTCAATGAAGCTGTACTGGGCAAGAAGAAATCAACAAGAGTTATCTGAGGCCAGCCCAAATGCAGTGGAGGCCTCGTGACACGAGGTGAGCGCGTCATTGCCTTCATAACCCAGTTCTGTCCTGTGCCAGAAGGCAAGATGGTTGGGCAGTCGATGAAGCTGATGGAGTTCCAGCGCAGGTTTATCTTGGATATTTACGACAACAAGAACGGCACCAGCCGTGCCTATTTGAGCGTCGGAAGAAAAAACGGCAAGTCTGCTCTTATTGCTGGCATCCTGCTTGCGCACATCGTCGGCCCAGAGGCGCGGCAGAACAGCCTGATCATCAGCGGCGCACGCAGCCGCGATCAGGCGGGTCTAGTTTTTAAGCTAGCAGAGAAAATGGTCAGGCTTTCGCCAGCCCTGTCAAAGATCGTTCGCATCATCCCATCGCAGAAGATGCTGGTCGGCCTGCCGATGAAAGTCGAATACAAGGCGATCAGCGCGGAGGCTGGCACGGCACACGGCCTGTCACCGGTGCTGGCTATCCTTGATGAGGTCGGTCAGGTGCGTGGGCCAACGGATGCTTTCGTTGAGGCCATTGAGACCGCCCAGGGCGCGCACGACGATCCGCTGTTGATTGCGATCAGCACGCAGGCGGCAACGGACGGTGATCTGTTTTCGATCTGGCTGGACGACGCCAAGAATGCCAAAGACCCGCGCATCGTCAGCCATGTCTACACCGCACCAGAGGACTGCGAGGTCATGGATCGCGCGGCGTGGAAGGCGGCGAACCCGGCGATGGGCGAGTTTCGCAGCCTGAAGGATGTCGAGGACTTCGCCAAGCAAGCTGCGCGCTTGCCTGCAAAGGAGGCCAGCTTTCGTTGGCTGTATCTAAACCAGCGGGTCGAGGGCGTCAGCCCGTTCTTGAACCGGACCGAATGGGAGGCCAACAACCAACAGCCCGACATCCCGCTTGGCGGCATGTGCTACGCAGGTCTGGACCTGTCAGCCAGCCGAGATCTGACCGCGTTTGTGATGGTGTTCCCTGACGGCGACAAATACCACATCGTGTCAAAGTTCTTTCTGCCCAGCGATGGACTGCGTGAGAAGGCGAAGGCGGACAAGGTGCCGTATGACATCTGGGCGGATCAAGGTTGCCTAACGCTGATTGACGGTCCAGTGATTATCCCTGCTGTCGTCGCCCGTCACGTTGCGGAGGCGGCTGAGGAATACGACATCCAGATGCTGGCGTATGACCGCTGGCGGATCAACGACTTCCAGCGCGAGTTGGACATCATCGGCGCGCAGGTGCCGATGGCACCGTTCGGTCAGGGCTTCAAGGACATGGCCCCGGCGGTCGATAAGCTGGAACGGCTAGTCGCTGAACGGAAACTGCTGCACGGCAGCAACCCGATCATGAACATGTGCGCGGCCAACGCTGTTGTGGAGCGCGATCCTGCGGGCAATCGCAAGCTGACCAAGGCCAAGTCTGCGGGCAAGATCGACGGGCTTGTGGCGCTGGCAATGGCGCTGGGCGCTGAATCGCAAGAGGACGCTGCTTTGCCGCCGTCGCCGTGGGACGATCCGACCTTCCAGATGACGGCTTGATAAGCGTGAAGCCACGGTTGGCCTTTAGATTTGCGGAGAAAAGGCTGCGTTCGCGTTACCCTTTCCATTTGGCCCTGACTGATGTATCATTGCGCGAAACCATGCGCGTGGACCTGAACTAATGGGCATCTTTGATCGCTTCCGTAAGCCTGAAGAACGTACTCTTGAGAACCCGAACGCGACAGTTTCATCTGAGGACTTTCTTCAGGTTATGGGCTGGGGCGGCGGCTTGTCAGAGTCCGGCATCAATGTCACGATTGACAGCGCGCTTGGCGTTCCTGCCGTATGGGCCGCCGTCAACTTCATCAGCGGCACGCTGGCTGGCCTGCCCTTGCACGTCTACCGCAAAACCAGCAAGGGCCGTCAGCGCGTTGAGACAGGCCCGCTTGCTGGCATCCTGCACGACGTAGCAAACGATGAAATGTCGTCTTTTGAGTGGCGCAAATATCTTTTCGATCAAGTGTTCACCGGAGGTCGCTGCGTCAGCTACATTGAGCGCAAAGGCAATGGGCAGGTTGCCAACATTTGGCCGCTGGACCCGCACCACACGAGCGTTGACCACGTTCAAGACGGACCAAAGATGGTCAAAATTTATACCTATAAAGGTATCAAGTATCAGGCCACCGAGGTCATCGACATCAGCTACATGCTCAAAGCCAACCAGCTTGACCTTCGCGGCCCGATTATGACCAACAAAGACGCGATTGGCTTGGCCATTGCGGCGACTAAATACGGTTCCAAGGCATTTCAATCCGGCGGCATCCCACCAATGACGCTGCAAGGCCCTTTCCAGTCTGGCGCAGCGGCACAACGTGCGTCTGAGGACGTTGCCAAGACCACGGCCAAGCTGGCGCGCGAAGGCAAGCCGGTCATGGCTATCCCAATGGGGCATGAGTTGAAGCCCGTCGGGTTTAACCCAAGTGAGATGCAGTTGATTGAGTTGCAGCGTTTCAGCATTGAGCAGATCGCGCGCATCTACAGCTTGCCGCCGATTTTTTTGCAAGATCTTACGCGCGGCACCTATAGCAACACCGAGCAACAGGATTTGCACTTCGTCAAGCATACGCTGAAACGGTGGATTGAGCAGTTTGAGCAGGAATTGAACCTCAAGCTGTTCCCGCGCGGATCAAAACTATACGTCGAGTTTAATGTTGACGGCCTTCTGCGCGGCGACTTCAAGACCCGCATGGAAGCACACGCGACGACAATCCAGAACGGGATCCGCACACCGAACGAAGTGCGCGATATTGAGAACATGAGTCCGATGCCAGCAGGCGATAGCCTGATGATACAGGGCGCAACGGTTCCTATTGGATCGCAAAACCTGGGGGTTCCTGATGCTGTTATCGAATGACGACAATGTTGACCCCGGCTGCGCTGCCGTGACACTAGACGCGGCCCCTAGTCTCGTGGTATCTTTGCCACATAGTTTGGAGGCCCCGATGGTTAAACCTGAAATCCGTGCGCTTGGTGAGCCTGTCGAAATTCGGCAGGAAGATGATGGCCCGATTCGGGTCGCTGGTTATGCCGCTGTTTTCGGGCAGGAAACTAACATCGGCGGCTTTTTCACAGAAGTGATTGAGGCCGGTGCATTCACGTCTGCACTTGAGCGCAACGATGACGTTGTGTTCTTGGTCAACCACGATGGCCTGCCATTGGCGCGCACGCGGTCTGGCACTTTGCGTCTGTCGCAGGATGAGCGCGGGCTTTACATTGAAACGGAACTAGACATTGACGATCCAGATGTCCGAGCGATTGTTCCCAAAATGAAGCGCGGCGATCTGGACAAAATGTCGTTTGCGTTTGTGCCAACGCGGCAGACTTGGGACGAAAGCGGTGACATGCCAAAGCGCATGATCCAAGACTTGCAACTTTATGACGTGTCAATCGTGACCACACCGGCTTATGATGGCACCGAAATCGGTTTACGTTCATTGCAGCAGTATCGCGATGAGCAAAACAAAACCCAAGCGATGCGACGCCTTCGGATGAAGGCCAGCTTGGCGAAATAGCAGCGGCTCCCGCTGTTACTGCCCTGTCCTGCACCTTGGGCAAGTGCTTGGACCTGATCGTCGTGATGACAGACCAGTTCCCTTAGATGGA